GGGTTGCCGTTAACATTGGCAAGTAATGCTCCAGAACGTCAATGGCAAAATGGTCTATCTCACCACGGCTCGGCCAGGAGTCTACTTGATAAAGTTACCAAAGGAACCAAACTTGAATGGTCAATTCAAAATGGTAATTTACAGGTTATAGAAAAGGGCATGGTTACTACTAGACAAGGCATTCAAATTGATGCTGATTCTGGTATGATAGGTTATGCTGAACGCGAAAGAGAAACAAAATCTGAAACCAAACCTAAGAAGAAAGGTGATGGTAAAGCAGTAGAAAAGGATTGGAATGGATGGAAAGTAAAAACGCTGTTGATGCCCATGCTTAATCCTGGCGATAGAGTATTGTTAAAATCGCGTGCTGTAGAAGGTATCTTTCGTATTGAAGAATTAACGCATACTGGTGATAATTGGGATGGCGATTGGCAAACAGAATTGAAGTTAGTTGATCCTGCGAAACCGCTCGGCAAAAAGAAATCCACCAAAGGAGGCAAAGCAGCTAGAGGTTCTGGTGGCGGAGATCATGAAAACGTTTCTCCTGGCGATATAATTGAGGAAGAAGATTTGGATAATCAAATGGTGAACCTAGATGTTTGAACGAGCAGTTAGTATGTTGCAAGATATACTGGAAACAAAATTATCTGAAATATACACTCAGATGCCAGGAACTATAGTTTCATATAATGCTGAAACTAATCGTGCTGTTGTGCTTCCTGATTTGCCTAAGGCGCTTGCTAGTGGTGAATCATTACCTCCACCTAACGTTGTCGAAGCGCCTCTTATATGGACAACTAGTAGTGGTGGAAAATCAGGACTCACTATGCCAATTAAACCTGGTGATGGAGTAATGCTTGTATTCCAACAACGATCACTTGAAGGATGGAAATCTGGTAACAAAGATATGCCTGATGATCCTCGTCAATTTGATATTAGCGACTGTATCGCTATTCCTGGTTGCGCCCCCACTGGTATATCTGCTGACCCTACTGATGTAGTGTTACGTTTCAATGAAACCGAGGTTCGTATTACTCCTGATAATAATATCCGCCTTGGTAACAATAATGGTTTTATATCTATTGATTCTGATGGTAATATCATTATTCAAGCTAAGTCACTAAAGCTACAAGCTGATACTATTCGCGTTGATGCTGGTGGGCATTTATTTGCGCTAGAGGCGCATAGACACACTGGAGTTCAATCTGGCATTGCAACTTCTGGAACGCCAGTATGAGTGGATCGCAAGGCACTTATGATCTAGCATTGTCGAGACTAGATCACGACATGCTGTTTCCGGTGGTTTCCGCGCCAGGAGTAGTGCCTCCTAAGCATGCTATTTGGACAATCAACGGTGCGGATAAAGTTGCGCAAGAAGTGAAGATCAATCTCCTGGCGTTCTTGGGAGAATGGTTTCTTGATGTTACTTTTGGTGTGCCTTACTTGGAAGATATTCTAGTCAAGAACCCACATATGCCTAGCATCGAAACCATATTTCGTTTCCATATACTCGATGTTCCTCATGTTACTTTGATAACCAGTTTCAATATGACCTGGGACCGCGCCAGGAGAACATTGACAGTTAACTTTGCCGCTAATACTGATTATGGACCGATAAAAGACTCAGTGATATTGGATACTATGCATGTCTGATATTATTCCTAATCCTCTTGACTATGGTGTATTGCCTTCTGGCTTTTCACGTATGCGGTTGCCGGAAATAAGGCAAGCTATCATTACTAGTTTACAGACTAGTACTGGACTTATTTTTGAAACGCGACCAGACTCAATTACTGGTCAATTTATTGATGTATTTGCGGAACGGGAAGCAACAGTATGGGAATTGGCTGAGGCAGTATATCATGCCATGTATCCTATATCTGCTTATGGCGTTAATCTTGATCACGCAGTTAGTTTCTCTGGCGTTAGAAGATTGTTCGCACAACAATCTCTCGCCTGGATTGTATTGTATGGAATAGAGGGCACAGTTGTTCCAGTTAATTCTGTGGTTAGATCGAACATAAGCGGAGAAGACTTTAATACAATATTCTCCACGACGATTAGTAGAAACGCGGCGGGCGATATTACGGTAAGCGTAGATACAGCGACTATTGGGCAAGAATATTATGTCAGACTTGATACCATTTATTATCGCTACACTGCTGTAACTGGAGATACTAATGTTTCGATTGCTAATCAGCTTGAAGCGTTGCTGATTGCTTCGCGTAACGTCATTGAATTAGATGCTAATCATATACGGATTTATACAGTTACTAATGTTCCATTTGCGGTAATGGTTTCTACTGGTATTTCTATCTTTAAGCAAGGAACCATAGCTGTTGCTCAAGCGATAAACTATGGACCAATAGAAGTTGGCGCTCATACTCTTACCCAAATCATTACGGTAATTAATGGTTGGAATACGGTAGATAATCTAGTTGATGGACAAATTGGGCGAAATCAGGAAACCGATGATGAATTGCGTCTTAGATATAATAGTGGTGTATATACTCTGGGCGCTGCTACTTTGCCTGCTATTCAAGCTAATCTAGAACAGAATATCTTAGGTTTACAAACTGTTCAAGTATATGAAAATGTAAGCGATACTATTGATGCTGATGGTCGTTCACCGCATAGTATAGAAGTGGTAGCATTTGGTGGTGATCCGCAACAAATATGCAATGAGATATTTCGTCTTAAAGCGGCAGGCATTGATACGTATGGTGATACTACAGCTAATGTGGTTGATGCTTCTGGTTATAATCATCCGATAAGTTTCAGTCGGCCAGAACCAGTATATGTATGGGTGAATTGTATTCTTTCGTTGTATAATGAAGAAGTGTTTCCGCCTAATGGTATTCAAGTTGTTCAACAAATTATAGTTGATACTGGAAATCTATTTGGTGTCGGAACAGATATAATCATTCAAAGGTTCTATGGTCCAATATATCAAGCAGTATCTGGAGTGGGCAATATATCAATTACAGTCGCAATTGAACCTGACGCAACTACAACTCCTGCTCCTGGCGATTTTAGTTCTAGCAATGTTTCTATTGCTGTTCGTGAACTTGCTCGTTTTGATTTGGTTAGGATTTCTGTAACGGTGTCATCTCTGTAGGATAAGTAAAATGTCTGCTGATCCCGGTTGGATAAATGGAACTATACCAACTCCTGATGAATGGAATAGTTGGTGGGCTAGAAAGCTAGACAATAATGATCCCATTATTGCTCCTGGTCAATATTTACTACTATCTGGAGGAACTCTTACTGGTTCTTTGAATTTAGTTGGCGGGGCCTTTACTGGAACATATACAGGCAATCATACTTATTCTGGGAATGTTACTTTTTCAGGAACGTCCACTGTTATTTCTGGTGGAACATTTACAGGCACTTACGCTGGTGCTAAAACTTACACTGGAGCATTAACATTATCTGGTGGCGGAACTTTTACTGGAACGTTTGCTGGTAATCACACTTATTCAGGAACAATTACTCATACTGCTAATTATACTAATACATTTGTTGGTGCCGCTTTAACTGTTCAAGGCAATGTAAATATTGGTGGTATTGTTAATATTGGACCACAAGGCAATGCTAATTATATTCAAATTAATGGATCAGGAGGCGCTGTTACTATTACTTTAACGGGAACGGGAACCCCAGCCAATCTTGTATTGCGTGCCCTAGGCACTGGCGGTGTTAACATGAATTCTCAGAATGGATCATTATTACAAATTCAAGATGGTGGAGCAGGCACTGCTGCTAATTCGTTTCTTATGATTGCTAGACCAACAGGAACATATGGAACTATAAGCCTAATTGATCCAACCCAAGGTATTATGATAGGAGGAACAGCTACAGCCAAGCTTGGGTTTAATGCAGCTACGCCTATTGCTAAACCAACTTTGACTGGCGCTAAAGGTTCCAATGCTGCATTGACTTCTGTTATTGCAGCTTTAGTTAACTATGGTCTAGTAACAGATACGACAACAGCATAATGTCAAATACTACTACAGGAATCATTGGCCAACTCGCCATAGGCATTAGTCCTATTGGCACAGCACAAGATGCTATTATTCCGTTTGGTTTTCCTCATATCCATAGTGAAGTTGCTTGGTCGCATTTTCTTGCGCAACATGTAGGGAAACAATATACAGAAAGTTACGTCAAAGCATTTTACCCACCATTAGATTTACTCGATCAAACGCAATATGATTTGCTAACTAAACGTGGTATTTTAACATCCGAAGGCGTTCAGTTAGATGGTGTAGGAAACATTGTTGGTATTGATCGTGAGTTAGACAATTCAGTATTCATACCATTCTTTGGTTTCATTTCGCAGCCAGCAGGTAAAGGCTTCAATCAAGCAAGAATTAGACATGATAGAGAACCATATGCGACTAGTCGCACAATGGGAGATGTAGAGTATCGTCAAGCAATATTAAACAAGATCGCTCTAAACAATGCACATGGAACTGCGAACGATATCATCACTATAGTGAATTTTGCGTTAGGTGTTACTGGCACTACAGTAATGGATATGATGGATGCGGAAGCATCACTATTAATCAATGATATGACCATTACTACTGCCGATCCACGATTTGTTATCATTGATAAGATAATACCCAGAGCAGCAGGAGTTAGAATATGGCCTGAGTTAGTTAATTCTGCTCATACATTTGGTTTCCAAAACCAAGGTATTTACTTTGGTTTCAACGTAGGAATACTGGCGCGTCGGCCGGAATCAAATGTTCCGGCGATACCGTAAGGAGGACAGCCAATGTCTAATATTGATCCGTCCAAACCTACCTATGGTCAAGCTTATACTTCATCTGTTAGGCAAAATTTCCAACACGCGAAAGATGAGATAGAAGCATTACAAAATTATGTAACTACTTTTGGCGGACCGTATCTTCCACTTTCTGGAGGAACACTTACTGGTCCGCTAACACTATATGGTAATGCTGCCTTTCCATTACAGCCCGTTACTCTTCAGCAACTTAATGCAACAGTTAGTGGTCAAGGACCATTTCTACCTATTGCTGGTGGAACACTTACTGGTCCACTAACATTGTCTGGCAATGCTACACAAAATCTACATGCCGTCACTCTACAACAACTTAATTCAACAGTAAGTGGACAAGGACCATTTTTGCCTTTATCTGGAGGCGCAATAACAGGACCAGTAACGTTCAATCCTCCCCCAACAATATCTGATGGTAGCGGCAGGACAGCTACTCCATCAATGGTGTTTACTACTGTTGCTGCTATGGTTGCATTTAACTATACAACTTCTACCTTACCATTCGCGGTTACTTGTCAAGGTTACTACGCGCCAGGAGATGGAGGTGGTGGTGATTTTACTTACATACCCGCAATAACCAAAACTACATCCGCACAAACCAATTCCGGATCAGCGATATTATCAATTGCTAATACATCCACATTGGTAGTCGGACAGCTTGTTACTGCTACAGGTATCCCTCCGCACACGTTTATTATTCGTATTGTGCCGAATGTCTCAATAACAATCAGTAAAAATACTACTGCTATTGTTGCTTCTGGCGCTACAATTACTTTTAATGCGTCCGATCCTGATGGTGGTTTTTATTTGGCAGCAACGCAAGGTGGACAGTTGCGCCGTGATGGAGTTGGAAAATGTTTAACAATGGAACAAGCAGGTATGAAGGGTGACTATATTATGCCCTTGCCTTACTTAACTACAGCAGCAAATAACAGTGGTGATACCGGAATAATCTTTTCTGATACCACTGGTATTCAAGTTGGTTGGTGGGCACATCATCCTTCCTTGCCGTTTGGAACTATAGTTTCTGCGGTAACTACCACTACCGTAACAGTTAATAATCCAGTGGGCGCGCTTGGCATTAGCATAGGTGATGCTGTTTGTTTTAATCCAGTTGCTACTGATAATACGTTTACCTTGGCGGTCCTTCAAACAGCTACAACATCCATCAATACTGCTCTTGAATTAGTTGTTGCAGGTGATCGTTTTTACTACTTTGGAATCACCCAGAATGCGCCTTGTCTTATTCAAGCATTCACCCATATTCGCGGCCAGCAGCCTTATTGGACATCTGGTCGCGCTGGTGCTGCTCCATCTTTTACTGGTGGGATGGTATTACATCCATCATGTTATATACGCATGAATGCTTTTACTAAACTATCGCAGCTTTGTATTATTCGTGCTGGTCTGCCTAACTCAATGCCAAATGGTCAAACCTATGCCAAATATCTTGATAGAGCATGGTCAGAAAATGGAGTAATTGCTAATCCAATTGTTTTGAATACTAGTGCTACTGCTGCCTCTGGAAATACTTTAACATTCACAGCTACTACAGGCATAACTGTAGGTATGTATGCTACTGGTTTTGGTCTGGGAGAATCAATGCGGGTTACTACAGTAACCGCAACGCAAGTTACATTTTGGGGCAATATCAATAATCAAATTACTGCTGGTTCGCCAATTAGTTTCGGCAGTAACTTTAGATCTATTGGTATTTGGTTTAACCAAGGGGCAATGGAATTAGATCACATTTATATTCTAGGCTTTTATGTTGGTGTTCATGGAACATCAGGCGGTCATAGAATGAATCATGTATATTCTGATTGCGTAAATGGATTTGATATATCAGGAAATGGTAACGGCACAGCATTTAGTAATTTGCGTGCTGCCGCTGATTGCACTGCTGGCATCGTCACTGCAACAATGACTTGGAATATCGCTACTGATTGTGCTATTGCTGCTGGTGGTAGCAAGTATTGTGCTGGTGATCTATTGCATGATGAAACTGGTAATCTAGTGATCATAAATGCTGTTGATGCTAATGGTTCGGTTACTGAAATCAGTCCGTTGGTTTGGCGTGGAGGTTGTTATAAAACCCCTCCAGCAACTACATGGACAAAGATAATGTCGCGTGATCCACAAGGCAGTCAAGGATTAAATGCTACTGGTCTTGGAACAGGTGCAACATTAGCGCCTGTCTATACGCCATATACAGCTACGCAAATCAATTATTTGCCAGGGCGTGGTTTCTATTTACACGATAGAGTTGATGGTTGTGCTTTTGTAGACAGTATCGCTACCGGACATCACTACGGATGGATTATTAGTAATTGCTGGATTACTGTTATACGTGGTGGTTATGAATCACGTTTAATTAATACATTAGGATCAGGCACTGTTGGCTTTTGGACGTGGAACTCTCCATCTTGGGTAAATCTTGCAGATATTTACGTTGGTGGACAAGAATATCCTGTATTACTTGAAAATGTAGATGCGCCATATGCTACTATTCTACCCAAGCTAGGCCAAGGCACTATTACCTATGCACGCATGATTGGTCCACAAATATCTGGTATTGGATTATCGGCGCTTGGTGGTAATACTCCGCAACCATCAATTACTATTGGCAGTCATTCACGAGGTATCATTACTGGCGGAGGCAATATTGTTGGTGGTGGGCCTAATGAAAATGATCCTCAAGTTCGTGTTCGTGCTAACGTTATAGACTGGAAACTTTCAAACTTAACTATTCAAGCAATTGGAACTGCAACGAATTGGATTGCCATTGATCCTACCTCTGAAGATCATGTTTCGGTTGTAAATTGTAAGTTCATTGACTGGCAGAACAGTAGCAATCCTCTAATTCCAGGGCCGCAACGGGTTAGATATTCCGGTCCTAATGATCGTATTCTTTGGCCACAACAAATTAGTTTCGATCCAAGTAGCATCGCACCAACTGATAATAGCCCAGCATCTCCATTAACAGTTCATAGTCGTGAAGGTGGTTCTACTGTATCCCGCAATATACTCCTGGCCCGTGGTGGTCAAATACACGATCCGGGTATATGTGGTTT